CAACCTTCTTTGTGCTAGATGTTATATCAAAAGGTCCAAGAGAAGAGCTTGCTCTCGAATCATTTGGAAAATCTCTTAGATTTAATGTGACTCTTGTTGCTCCTGTCTGTGATATAAAATCTGGTATAAATCTTCTAACCTTCATTAGAAACTCACCGTCTCCTCTAAGATCTGCTGCGCCTGTTGATTGACCCAAAGCACTTCTTCTTTGGCTTATATCAAAATCTCCAGAAGATATGTTTGCGAGTATCGCGGTTGTTGTTCCACCTTGAACCTGATCTGTTCCTGTCTCATGTTGATAGTATATTGTTCTACCCTCTGTGTTGCCCACGACATCAAAAGAAGAATCGTTGCCTGCCGTATATTCTGTTGCGTGTGGGCTACCAAACACGGCAGAATCCTGCCACATTGTTCTGGCTAATGTGCCTACTGTCCATACTGGCCTTTGTGGTGAAGAGTCAAAATAGTTATATGCAACCATTCTGTTTACAACAGAGG